ATGCAGGACGGCGCCGGCCGCCTGGTGCCGCTCGAGACGATCAAGCCGATCGACCTGGAGCGCGACAAACTCGTGCTCGAACTGGTCGCGCACGCCAAGGCGCTCAGCCAGCAGATTCGCGCCTTCAAGACGCAAGCCTTCGGCGACATCGACGCCTTCTGCGACCTCTCCGCCGAGATGTATGGCGTCAAACGAGGCGGCAACAAGGGCAATGTCTGCCTGTTCAGCTTCGACCAGAAATACAAGGTCCTGCGCGCGATCGCCGAGTACATCAGCTTCGACGAGCGCCTGCAGACCGCCAAGGTGCTGGTCGACGAGTGCATCCACGAATGGGCGGCCGACAGCCGGCCCGAGCTGCAGGCGCTGATCAACCAGGCGTTCCAGGTGGATAAGGCCGGCAAGATCAACACCGGCCGGGTGCTCGCCCTGCGCCGCCTGGAGATTGACGACCCGCGCTGGCAGCTGGCCATGAAGGCGATTTCCGAGGCGGTGCAGGTGATCGGCAGCAAGACCTACGTGCGGGTTTTCGAGCGGATTTCGAGCGGCGAGTATGTGCCGATCGCGCTGGATGTGGCGACCGCATGAGCGCCGCCACCCTCACCCCCACCAAGCCGGTGCGCGCGGCACGGAAGGTAGAGCCGAAGGCAGGCAGCCTGTGCGTCGTCAATATCGGCGCTCACTTAAGCGCGGTCATGCCACTGCGAAAAGGGCTGGATCTGTTGGAAATCATGGCCGGCGCCACGATCGTCGAGCGCAATTGGGGCATAGGCGACCGTGACGAGTACTTCGAGCGAAAACAGATCGGCCCGACCGAATTGAAGATGATCGACGCAGACCAGCTCATGCCCCTACTCGCCAAGCCCGCGCCGAAAGAAAGCGGGGTAAAGCCATGATCGCCTCCCCGTGCCCCTTCTGCGGATCGCACCAGGTCCATGTCGAACAGTGGAGCGATATGGTGACCGTCAGCTGCCTCGATTGCCTGGCGATCGGCCCGGTGACGGCCGAGCAAAGCCAGGCCGAGGCCTGGGAGCGCTGGAACCGGCGCGCCAGCCCGGCAGACGGCCTCGGGCTGGCCTTGGTAGACCCGCCAGACGACCCGGACGACCCAGACGACTCCCAAGACTCGCCGGCGATCAGCGAGCCGCCGCAGCCGACCGCCTGTTTTGCCTCTGCCACGCTCGTCCAAAAAACCCACTACCAGAAAGGACCCCAATGAACTCCGCCGAACTCCTGCAGACCCTCTGCAACCTCACCAAGATCCCCAAGCCCGCCATCCGGGAAGTCCTCGAAACCGCCGGCGAACTGGTCGCCGAGGTCATCCACACCGGCGGTGAGGATGTCAGCGTGCCCGGCTTCGGCAAATTCAAGCCGGTCACCAGCCCCATCCGCCTGCAGCACCTCAATTTCCGTGATCCGCCAGACATCCGCCTCGTCGGCGGCAAGCGGCGCGCCCGCTTCGTGCCGTCGAAAACCTTCCAGGAAGGCGTCGCCGGCGCTCGCTAGCCGTCGGCCTCGCCTCATGCCACTGCGCCAGACCAGCGCGGGGGCATCGGGAGACGCCGCCAGCCAGGCCCGATCCGGTCTAACCCGGCCTAACCCGGCCCGATCCGGTCTGACCAGCCGTTAAACCGCCCCCCACACCGCCCCATTTAACGCATTGAGGACCCAGCCATGACCCCCCAGCAACGCCGCCTACTCTGTCCGCTGACCCCCCAGACGCCCGTCCAGACGGTCGTCAATGCCGCCGCCGCGCTGTCCCTGGCGTGGCCCTTCTCGATCGCGCGCGAAGTCGCGCTGGAATACTGCGCAACCTTCACCGCCGTGCTCGATCCGGTCAGCCTGCCGGCCGCGTGCGGTCCGCATGCTGCCGTGCGCCAGGGCGCTCGCTAGAGGCCCATGAACGACACCGCCGCCGAAGACGACACAGACGCCGCCGCATTGCCGCGCTCGGTGCGCGAGATGGTCGCGCACATCGGCCTGCCGGCGACGATGACCCTCGTCCGGGTCTATGGCGGCACCGTGCTGCGCGTGCCGACCGGCGCGCGGGCAGACGGCCAGCAGCTGCTTGAACTGATCGAGCTGATCGGCGAGCCGGCTACGCGGGCGCTGATTGCTGCCTACGGCGGCGAACGGCTATTCATCCCGCGCTGCGCGCAGGCTCTGCGCGACATGCGCGACCGGCGGATCATCGCCGCCTACGATGCCGGCCAGTCGGTCAACAGCCTCGCCCGCGAGCACACCCTGACCGACCGGCAGATCCGCACCATCCTCAAGCGCTGCCCCGGGCAGCCGGTGAGCGGGATCGGGTCGGGGCAGGGGATTTTGTTTTGACCAAGGAGGAAGACATGGTGGTGATATTTGAGATTGCAGGGCCATTCCGGCTGGTACCGAAGCTTGAGAAGCACGGCCAGCTCAGGCGGATGATCTGGGCGTGGTTCTCGGTGACATACCTCCCCGCGAAATTCGGCGCGATATCGAAAGCCTTCCGGCAAGACGAACGCCAGAAGTGCTTGGACGAGATCAACGCCAACATCAAGCTCGGCCAGCTGCCAGGCAACGGGTGGGACCAGAGCGCATAACGCAACGGAATGGTATTGGCGTACAACGTCATCAGGTCCGGCATGGAGGGCTGAGCATGGAAAATATGTACGTTATGGTGCTCTCGCTGCAAGAGCCGGAAATCACTGCCCACTGCTTCGGCGACTGTGGAAGAGGCATCCTGGCACCGATGTTCGACCGCGACCTCGGCGGGCTGGTGCCGTGCGCACAGGAGGAGTGCCCGCACCTGGATAAGCAGATGACCGAGCCTATATGGCAGGACGGCGGCGGGCGCGACGTATATCTGCGTCGTCTGGTGACCTTGCCGCAGACTGCCTGAGATAGCCCGCATCAACCGACGGAGATTTGCTATGGTTGAAACACTGAATACGGAGAAAACGATGAAATCGCAGATTACAGAATGGTGGTGGTCGTTAGTTTGGGCAACCGGGTTAGCCTTGCCCGCGCTGCCCGCATCCATCTTGTTTGGGCGCACCGAGCTGATTGCCGGCCTTTGGCTCGGATGCCTGTTTGGGGCACTGGCCATGAGGGCCAGCATCATCGGACGGATGCGCTCCAACATCAGGTAGCTTGATGCCCCGCATAACCAGGCCAACCTAACCAAGCCCGCCCCGTGCGGGCTTTTTCATGGCCGCTCATGAACCGCTTCAAGCCCGGCCCGCCCCCCGCGCGCGCATAGACTGGACAGAATCAGCACCCCGTTGACTGTCTTTTCAGGAGCCCAAAACATGCGCCTTTTCTCCCGCCTTCGCCCCCTGCTGGCCGCCGCTGCGATCGTCCTCGCGCTACAGGCCGCGTGGTTTTCGCAGGCCGTCGCCGGCTCGTTCACAGACTTCGCCGAAAACAAGTTGGTCGATACCATCTTCCGCGGGCAGGCCAGCGGCATCCCGGCCTCGTGGTATGTCGGCCTGGACACCGTCGCCTGTGGCGAGACCGGCAGCGGGACCGAAGTCTCGGGGGGCTCGTATGCCCGCGTCGCGGTCACCTCCAACCTCACCAACTGGGCCGGCACGCAGTCGGCCGGCTCGACCGTGGCCAGTAGCGGCACCGGCGGCACGACCAGCAACAACGGCGCGCTGACCTTCCCGGCGCCGACCGCAAACTGGGGCGTCGTCAATAGCGTGCGCATCTGGGATGCCGCCTCTGCCGGCAATGCCTGGATCTGCTTCAACCTCGCAGCCGCCAAGACCATCAACAACGGCGACGCCGCGCCGTCTTTCGCCGCTGGCGCGCTGACGGTACAGATCGACAACTAAGCCACCCAGGCGTCCATCCCCAGCCATGCCCATCATCTCATCCTCCCGCGTCACCGACCAGCATGCGCAGCCAGGCGGCGGGCGCTGGACGGTCGAGACGCACATCGACAGCGACGGCAATAGCTACACCGTCGGCCCTTACCTGTGGGATGGCGTGGTCGATCGTGATGCGCTGATGGCGTCGCGGGCGGCAGCGCTCGCCGCGACCCTGGCCGCAGCAGAGCTTGAGCGCCTGCTGGACGACTGATCATGGCTCTCGCTCTCAAACACCAGACCAAGGCGCAGCTGCGCAACCGGCTGCGCCTGGCGTACCGCAATGCCGACGGCGAGCGGTTGGCAAAGATCGCTCATCGCATCCTGCGGCTGATTGAGGAGGGCGATTTCACGGACGCGCAAATTCAGGCCGAGTTCGGCAAGGACGATGCGCAGTACGTGGTATTCAAGGCGCGACTGACCAAGCTGCGTGAATCGCTGCTCGATCTGCGATCGGCAAAGGGCGACTGATGACGACCTATTACGTATCTGATACCGGAGATAACGGGGCCGGCACCTCGTGGGCCACCGCCAAGACCACGCTGGCCGGGGCGATCGCGCTCGCCACCGCATCGGGTGACGTCATTCTGGTCGACAAGGACCACACTGGGGACAGCGCGCTGGCAGCCAACACGACATGGACTGCGCTCAACAACATCTCGATTATCTGCGTCGACAAGGACGCCAGCGACGCTTTGGCAGAAATGGGTGAAGCGGCATGGCTTGGTTCCTCGTCAACACACCTTGCATTGGTCTTTGCCGGGGCATACAGGGTAAAGATGTATGGGCTGACTTTTCGCACAGCAGGGGTTACATCTGCTGCGAAACTGTCTGTATCCACCTCAGACGGATCGCACTTTGAAATTGAAAACTGCCTCTTCTGGAATGGAACCACTAGTTCGGCTGCCTATAACGTGTTCGGCGCTATATCACAAGCGAACTCGTACACGAAGCTGACGAATTGTACGATGCGGTATGGCGCAACAGGCCAAACGGCGCAGTTATATGGCCGGAATGAATGGACGGGTTGCCGTGTTTCTTCTGCCGGGTCAACCCCAACACGGTTATTTTCGGATGGGGGTAGAGGCGGGTCTTTTCTGGGTATAGATTGTGACTTCTCATTAATCGGATCAGGGATTATATGTCCCTCAGCCCCCAACCAGGTTTTCACCTACGAGTTTGCTCGTTGCAAGTTCGGGAGCAATTACGTGCTACTCGACACGCAGGCTCCCGCCAATCTTGGGTCCGCCACCGCGCTCTCTATCGACTGCTCCAGCGACGACACACACGGCATCATGCACTATGCAAATGCGTTCGGATCAGTGGTGTCTGACGCTGGTATTTACTACACCACAGGCGCCGCAGCACAATCCTGGAAGGTCACGACTACTGCGAACTGCTCGCCTGCGACCCCTTTCGTCACCCCCTGGATCGCGGCGTATCACTCTGGCGTATCCTCCATCACCCCGTGTCTGGAGATCCTGCGAGACGGGAGCGCGACGGCCTACCAGGATGACGAGGTGTGGTCCGAGTGGTCGGCAAAGGTCACGTCTGGCACGGTCCTTGGGACATCGTACTCGGACGGGATGCCTCTGCTCGGCACCCCGGCGAATCAGGCTGCAGGGGCCGGCACGGGTGCCTGGACGGGCGAGAACGCGACCGCATGGTCGGGCAAGTGCGACTCGGGAGCGGATTTCTCGCCGGCAGAGACCGGCGAAATCCTGGCGCGGCTGGTCGTTGGCGCGCCCAGCATCACCGTCTACCTCGACCCGCAGATCCGGACGGCCTGACCCGTGACCACCGTCTCCCGCGTCAGCCTCGGCGGCTGGATACAATACGACGATGCGGCCGCACTCTCGCGCGTCAGCCTCGGCGGCTGGATACAGGCTGACGCCGTCGGCGGCGCCGCGGCCGATCTGGCCGGCGACGCCACCGCACAGGTCACCGCGACCGGCTCGCTCACCACACAGATCCGCCTCTCCGGGGCCGCGGCATCCATTGCCACGGCCGCCGGCAGCCTGACCAACCAGATCCGCCTATCCGGTGCGGCTGCCTCGGTCGCCGTCGCCAATGGCGTGCTCACGACCCAGATCCGCCTCTCCGGCGCTGCGCTGGCGCAGGTGCTGGCCAGTGGCGCCCTGGCCGCCAGCAACGCCCAGCTGGCGGGGGCCGCGTCGGCGAGCGCTGTCGCCGCCGGCACGCTCACCACCCAGATCCGCCTTTCGGGCACTGCCGTGATGCAGGCCCTGGCCAGTGCCGGCCTGACCACGACCCCGGCCGGCCTCTCCGGCAGCGCGACGGCGACGGCCAGCGCATCGGGCGCGCTATCCACCGGCATCAAGCTGGTCGGCGCAGCTTCGGCGATCGCCATCGCCGCCGGTGGGCTGACGACCGGCATCCGACTTTCTGGCGCAGCGGCGACCGTCTCCAATGCCAACGGCGACCTGACGATTTCCAGCGGCCTGAGCGCGAGCGCGCTGGCGCAGGTATCGGCTACGGGCACACTCACCACCCAGATCCGCCTCCAAGCGCAGGCGGTGATGCAGGCCCTGGCCAGCGCCAGCCTATCGATTGGCGGCACGCCTACGCGGCTGGTCAGCCGGCATTACCTGGCGTCGGTCAAGCGACGGGACTACCTCGCCAATCGGCCCCGCCGAAGTTTCCTCGTGACTGCCGAGTGACCGCCCCATGACCACCGCCACCTGGCCCGCCAAAGACCCCGCCGAATCTCTCGTCTGCGGCTTCGACTTCACTGCCGAACTCGACCCCGGCGAGACGATCAGCAGTGTCCTGGTGAGTGTCTCGCTGCTCGCCGGTGTCGACCCGGACCCCGCGGCGATGCTCCACGAACTGCCGACGATCGCCGCCGGCGTCGTGCTGCAGCCATTTCGCGCCGGCGTTCATGGCGCCGTCTACAAGCTGCGCTGTGCCGCCACCCTCGTCCCAACCGGCCGCGTGCTGGTGCTCGCCGCCAATCTCCCGGTGCGCACGGCATGAGCGATTGGGCCGACATCGCCGCCGAGCGCGAGCAGCAGCTGCGCGACGATGCCCTGGCAGAGCACAGCCGGCGGATGCAGAGCGCGTGCAGCCCGACCGTCGACTGGCCCGGTCTGGATCGCCGCGAGCGCGTCCGGCACGCCCAGGACGAGCACGACGGCCATGCTGGCAAGCGCCAGGCACCCGCCAGCGCCGAAAACTGCGCCGTGTGCGAGGAGCCCATCCCCGACGCCCGCCGGCAGGCCGTCCCCGGCGTGCAGACCTGCATCGAATGCCAGCGCGAGCTGGAATCCGCCGTCGACCATCCCAGCCGCCGCACCCACCCGCATGGACGATGACCAGATGACCAGCATCACCGAGATCCTCCCCTACATCGCGATCGCCAATTTCATCCTCACCTGGGGGCTGGGCTTTTACCTGTGGCTGGTCCGCCGGTCGATCGCCACCGACCAGCGGGTCAACACCGTCGAGGGCCACCTGATCGACAAGTACGAGGAGCACAGCACTCGCCTGACGCACATCGAATCCGCCATCGAGCAGGCGCCGACGCACAAGGACCTGGCCGGCCTCTACAACCGCATCGAAGGCCTGTCGGAAAAGATCAATTTGCTCGTCGGCGAAGGCCGCGGCCAGACCGACCTGCTGCGCGCACTCGTCCAGCACCACATCAAATAGTCAGCCAAGGACACCGCCATGACCGAAAACGACAAGAAGCGCGCCAATGCCCTCCTCGTCAGCCTGCTGTTCGCCGGCGGCGCCAGCCAGGCGCGCACGCTGCAGACCGAGCTGGAAGCCGTGCATGGCATCGCCGTCACGCTTGACCGCGTGCGAGCCGACCTTTCCTGGCTGGCCGATGTCGGCCTGCTCAACAAAATCAACGACACCGTCGCGCTCACCGAGGAGGGTCGCGAGACCGCCAAGGGCCTGCGGGCGCTGCCCTGATGGCGCACAGTCCCGAGCTGCGCATGCAGCTGCGCACCGCCTACATCGGCGGCCTGCCGCTCGAACATGCCGCGGACAAGGTCGGCGTGCCGCATGGCACCGCCCGCAACTGGTACCGCGCCGCGCGCGACACCGGCGACGACTGGGATAGATTCCGCGCCGCCTCGCTGATCGTCGCCGGCGGCGGCATCGAGCAAGCCCTCGGCCGGATCATCGCCGCCGGCCTCATGCGCTGCGAGTCGCTGCTCGAGCGCACCGCCGATGCCGAAGACCCCTTCGAGGGCGTCAAGGCAATGGCCACGCTGGGCGACACCGTCGCCAAGCTGCGCGCGGCCAGCAAGGGCATGATGCCGGAGGCCGACAAGCTGGCGATCGCCATGGACGTGATCAAGCGCCTGGATGCCTTTATCCGCCAGACCACGCCGCAGCACCAGTCCGCGTTCGCGGAAATCCTCAGCCCCTTCGGTGGCGAGCTGGCCAAGGCCTACGGCTGAAAGGCCATCGACCGGCATGGCCAAATCCCCCGACACCCTCAGCGAGACCGCGTTTCTCGGACAGCTCGAAGAGATCGCCCGTGCCGCCCGCGCCGAACTCAATGCGCGCCAGATCGGCCTCGACCCGTCGCCGGCCGCACGCCGCGAACGCCGCCGGCGCGTGCTGCTCGATGGCGATTTCGCCTTCTTCGCCTATACCTACCTCAGCCACCACATCCGGCCGCCGGCCTCGCGCTTCCACGAGCACTTCTTCACGCGCTTTCCGGCCATCCTCGAAAAGCCATCCGGCGCCAAGGAGTGGTGGATCGCGCCGCGCGGCGAGGCCAAGTCGAGCCTGCTGACCAAGGTCGGACCGGTCTGGTGCGCCGTGCGCGGCCTGCTGCAGCGCGCCGCCATCCGCCAGGAGATCGGCTGGCCGGCAGACCGGCCGGCGCCGTACTTCATCGACTACATCATCCTGCTCGGTGCCGAGACCAAGCTGCCGACCAAGCTGCTCGAGGTCGTTAAAGTCGAGCTGCAATATAACGCCGCGCTGGCGCTCGATTTCCCCGAGGCCTGCGGCGCCACGCGCAACTGGAAGATCGGCGAGTTCTCGACCAAAACCGGCGTCAAGGTCGAGAGCTTCGGCGCCGAGCAGGCGATTCGTGGCACCTTCCACGGCGCCAGCCGGCCCAAGCTGCTGCTGGGTGACGACCTGATCACCGACAAGGAAGCGAAGAGCCCGACCGAGCGCGACAACCGCTGGGATTGGCTCGAGAAGGCAGTCGACTACCTCGGCCCGCCAGATGGCAGCGTCAAGTATCTCGGCGTCGGCACCGTCCTGCACAAGGAGGATCCGATCAGCCGCGCCAAGGCGACCATTGGCCACCTGGTGCATCATTTCCGCGCCATCGAGCAGCCGCCGACGCACGCCGACCTGTGGGAGCGCTGCCAGGAGGTGATGCTCAACGACGACAAGGCGGCCGAGGAAGAGGCCGCGGCGCGCGGCGAAGTGCTCGACCAGGCGCAGCTGCCGTCGTTCAAGTACTACATGGAGAACCGGCCAGACATGGATGCCGGCGCCGTGATCAGCTGGCCGGCCGTGCGCTCGCTGTACTGGCTGATGCGCGCCCGCGCCAAGAACCTGCGCGCCTTCAACACCGAGATGCAGGGCGACCCGAGGAGCGATGAGGACAAGGTCTTCGCGCCGGTCACGTTCTCGATCCGCCGCAGTGATCGCTGGGTCCATCTCGGCGCCTGCGACCCGTCGATGGGCAAGGGCGAAAAGTCGCACCCATCGGCGATCCTCGGTGGCTGCTACGACCGCGAGCGCGGCCAGCTGCACGTGGTCGAGGCGCGCATCAAGCGCCGCGTGCCGAGCAAGCTGGAATCCGACCTGATCGCTTTCCAGCGCGATTTCTCGCCGATGCGCATCGGCTTCGAGAACAACAATGCCTACGAACACAGCCGACAGACCTTCGTCACCGCTGCGCTGCGCGCCGGTGTCGCCCTGCCACTGATCGGCCTGCCGGCGAGCATCGAGCGCGAAATTCGCATCGAAGGCATGGAGCCTTTCATCACCGACGCCATGGCGCCGCGGATTCTCTTCGACCCGGCCCTGACGCAGCTGCTCGGCGAGCTGGATACCTGGCCCGAGCGCCAGGCCGGGCACGACTACGACGGCCTCTGCGCGCTCTATATCCTGTGGGATGTCGCCCTGCGCTACGGTGGCGCCAGCGCGACGGTCGGGTTTCAGACGGTCTCACGCCGCGGCAGCGGTGGCGAGGATCGGCACGCCGCCGATGACCACAGCGGCGAGCGCGCCGCATCGAGGAGCATGTTTTGAGCCTAGTCGACCAATACGGCCGCCCAATCGACCGCGGCGCGCTGCGCGAGCCGCAGACCAGCCGCGTCACCACGCTGCAGAACGAATATTTGACCGGCCAGCTGGACGGCCTCAGCCCGGCCCGCGTGGCTGCCAGGCTGCGCGCGGCAGACGACGGCGACCTGTGGGCGCAACATCGTCTTTTCAGTGACCTCGAAGAGCGCGACGCGCATCTCTATGCCGAGATGGGCAAGCGCCGGCGGGCGCCGCTGACGCTGGACTGGACGATCGAGCCGCCGCGCAACCCCAGCGCAGCCGAGAAGGCCAACGCGGAATGGCTCACCGAGGTGCTCACCGACGCCGCCGACCCCTTCGAGGAGCTGCTCGTCGCGCTGATGGATGGCGTCGGGCACGGGTTCGCGCCGGTCGAACTGGCCTGGCTAAAGTCCGGCAAGGAGCTGCTGCCCGCTTTCCACCCCCGCCCGCAGGAGTGGTTCCGCCTGGACGCCGCCCGGCGCGAACTGCGGCTACGCGATGCCAGTGCCGACGGCGCCCTGCTGCAGCCCTTTGGCTGGGTCATGCACACCTACGGCAAGGCCAAGACCGGCTACCTGGGCCGCATGGGCCTGCATCGCGTACTCGTCTGGCCATTCCTCTACAAAGCCTACGCCATCGGCGACTTCGCCGAGTTCCTGGAGACCTTCGGCCTGCCGATGATCACCGGCAAGTATTTCAGCGGCGCGACCGACGACGAAAAGGCCAGCCTGCTGCGCGCCGTCACTGCCCTCGGGCACGACGCCCGCGCCATCATGCCGGCCGAGATGCAGCTCGAAATCCAGGGTATCACCGGCAACGGCAGCACCTCGCCGCACCTGGCGATGGTCGATTGGGCCGAGCGCAGCCAGAGCAAGGCCATCCTGGGCCAGACGATGAGCGCCGAGGCCAAGTCGACCGGCATCGGCAGCGGCAATGCCGATCTGCACGACGAGGTGCGGCACGACATCCTCAAGGCCGATGCGCGCCAGATCGAGGGCACCATCACCCGCGACCTGCTCTATCCTCTGATCGCCCTCAACCGCGGCGGCATCGACAGCCTCGCCCGCTGCCCGCGCCTGGTGTTCGACACCGGCGAGCCGGAAGACCTGGCCGCCTACGCCGACAGCCTGCCCAAGCTCGTGGCCGTCGGCATGAAGAAGATCCCGGTCGCCTGGGTGCATGAAAAGCTGCGCATCCCGGAAGCCGCCGAGGGCGAGGAAACGCTGGGGGCGCCAGCCGCAGACGCTGCCGGCCAGCCACCGCGCGGGCCGGGCAAGCCGGGCGGCAAGACAATGCCAGACGATGAGGACGGCGAAGGCAACGAAGGCAACGAGGGGGGCAAAGGCGGCGCCGACCCCGACAAATCGCCGGACCAGGACAAGACTCCCGCCGCCCTGGCTGCCCTGGCCGCTGCCGAGCGTGCCGCGGCCGAGCGCGACGCGCTGGACGACCTGGCCGACCTGATGGGCGAGGAGTGGCAGCCGACCATGGACGGCCTGCTCTCGCCCTTCGACCGCCTGGCGCAGGAAGCCGCCACCCTGCAGGAGTTTCGCGACCGCCTGCCCGAGGTGATCGCCGGCATGGATAGCGCGGCCCTCGTCGATCTGCTGGCGCGCGGTACCTTCTGGGCCTACCTGGCCGGGCGCGCCGTGCCTGGCAAGCCAGCAGCCTGATGGTCATGGCCAAGCTGCCGCCGGACCTTGGCCTGGCGGTGCAGATCGTCGCAGCCAGGCACCCGCTGGCGCTGCAGCGGAAACTGGCCGGCGATCGCGGCCGCTGGCGCACCGTCGGGCGCATCGTAGGCCTGGCCGCTGCCGCCATGGAGCGGGCCGCGCGGATGGCGGCCCTCTGCGAACCGATGGACCTGCGCCTGGTCATTGACGACCGGGAGCAAGCGCCGATCGCCGCCTGGTCGCGCGATGCTGGCTGGCACGGCCTGCCGTGATCGACCTCACCCTCAAGCTCCTGCCACCGCAGGAGGCCATCGAGTACTTCCGGCAAAAGGGCTACCAGATCGGTTTTTCGTACCTGGATGTCTGGCAGCAGGAGCACCAGGTGGCGTTCACCGTCGCCAAGGCCATGGAGCTCGATCTGCTGGCCGACATCCGGGCGCAGGTCGACGCCGCCCTGGCCAACGGCACAACGCTGCAGACCTTCATCGACGAGCTGCGCCCCAACCTGGTCAAGCGCGGCTGGTGGGGCACGCGCGAGGTCGTCGACCCGAAGACCGGGGAGAAAGTCCTCGCCCGGCTCGGCAGCCCGCGCCGGCTGAAGGTCATCTACGACACCAATCTACGCACCGCGCACGCCGAGGGCCAGTGGCAGCGCATCCAGGCGGCCAAGGATCGCCTGCCGTACCTCATGTACGACCACACCCCGAGCACCTACGAGCGCCCCGAGCACGCCGCCTGGGATGGCCTGGTGCTGCCGGCCGACGATCCGTGGTGGCTGCGGCACATGCCGGTCAAGGCGTGGGGCTGCAAGTGCCGGGTGATCCAGCTCGGCGAGCGCCAGCTGAAGCGCCTCGGCAAGGGCGTCGACCAGGCCCCCGAGGAGCAGTGGCGCGACTACACCAATGCGCGCAGCGGCGAAACGCAGCGGGTGCCTGCGGGGGTCGATCCGGCGTTCAACTATCCGCCTGGTGGGCGGCGGCAGGCGATCGAGAAGAGTCTGGCGGAGAAGCAGGTGAGGGAAGAGGCCACCGTGAAGACTAAGCCAAACATTCCATCGCCGCCAAAATTTGTCGAGCAGCCAACCGCCAAAGCTGCCGCGGAATGGGCGGTAACTAACAACCTGGCCGACTATGCCGACTATACGGGCATCAAGACAGAGGTTGCGAACACATGGAACAAGAGCCTGTTCGATCACTTGCAGGAGTTCCCTGAACTGCGCCCCGCGCAGAAGTTTACCGGCACCATTCAGGCCCAAAACGCTCGATGGCGAGAACTCGAGATCCAGAGGTTTGTCGATGCGCTGGCAAGTAAAAATCCAGACGGTGACCTGGCGATGTTTCGGAGGACCGCCGAGGGGTGGGTCAAGCCTCGCAAAACAGACAACAGATATGCTCAATCATGGACGCATCCCCATGTGTCCGGGATCTCGGTCAACAAAAAATGGGGTTCGGCCGATGTCGAGTTCAAGCGCCACCTGTCGCGGGACACAGAATCGCAGTGGCACCCCGTTGGGTGCGACACAGTTCGAAGCGTGGTCGACCACGAGCTTGGGCACCAACTGGACAGCCTTTTGCAGTTAAGCGTTGACGGCGAAGTGAAGGCGATCTATAAAGAAGCGATCGACAAGGGAATTGCGTCGGAGGTATCTACTTATGCCGGGAAAAATATTGGTGAGTTCATCGCAGAGTGTTGGGCTGAATCGTGGAACAGCCCCTCCCCGAGAGAATTCGCGCGGCGTATCGCCGACATCGTCCGCGGAAGATATCGAGAGCGCGCTTCCGGGTTATAAGATCGACTACGGGATCATTACCTCCGGGCTTTGTCCGACAGAGGCAGAGCAGGAGCATTTCGACGCACACATAGCCGGCAGGCCGCCCGCTTAGCAGAAAGCCGCTGCGGCAGAATGCGAAATGGCCACGGCGCGCAGTCAAGTGCTTGAGGTTGACTAGCCCACCCTGCTTTAGCCGCCCGGCGTCGCCAGTGGCGCGAGCCACAGAAACGCGATTTAAGGCCATCGAGCCGCGCCGCCGCGGCTACCCCCTTCGCCAAACGGCGATCGTTGAACGTATACCCATTTAACGCGGATTTTAACGCTGGTTATTCCGTAGCGCGTTGCTCACATTCTGGCCTTTGGAGCGATTGCCCGCGCGAAGCGCCAGCGGCCGTCCTGAAGCTCCCCTCCTCCGATCTGTCGTGATAATCTGGCGACCTCGCCTTTGCCCTGGGTCGACACCATGAAACCTTCCCTGTTCGCGCTCCTCCTCGCGCTCGCCCCCCTGGGGGCGGTGGCGCAAAGCCTCTACAAATGCACCGAAGGTGGGGTCGTCAAGTACGCCGAGCGCCCCTGCGGCAAGTCGGCTGTCCTGATCAGCGGCCCGCAGGCGGGGGCGCAGCCAAAGACCATCGTACAGACGACCGAGCCGCCAGCCCCGGCCCCGGCCCCGGCCATCGCGGCGCGCGCGCCAGACGCAGCCACGCCAGCCCCTGCCGATGCCCAAAAGGCGCGCCAGGAGCAGCTGGCGCAAATGGCCAAGGAGCGGCGCATTCGCGAGCTGGGCTTCGAGATTCGCGACGCCGAGCGCGAGATGGACGACGAGCTGGAGAAGCTCAGGCAGCGTAAGTACCGGTCTGCCAACAACCTCGCCGGCGCGACCTGGGAGAGCAGCATCTCGCAGGAGATGCAGGCAGCCACCAGCAAACACACGGCCCGCATCGATGCGCTGCGCCGCGAGAAGGCCAGCCTGCAGGCAAGTCGCTGACCACGGCTAATCAGTTGTTCGGCTCTGCCGAACAACTGCATTCAGGCCCCCACGTAAGAATAAACAGGAAAAGGGGGAGTTCAGACCCCTTTGCCCCCTGTTGATCGCACTGAAGCCTGTCTGAAGACTGTCGCCAAAGGCTCGGCCCGCTCGAGCCGAACACAGCCACTGAATCAAAATCGACGCCTCAGCACGTTCTGCTACGCCGCCATCGCCTCGGCGAAATCGACCTTCAGCTCAATGTCCTTCAACACCTGCAGCAGACCCTGATACGGCTGAAGGACTATCTCCGTCAGCTCGTCGCCATGCAACTTCGCCAGCTTGTCGAAGAGTTCAATGAACGGCAGAACCCCTTCGAGCGGCAAACCAATCTGCTTGAAGAGGTGTTCAACGCCCTTGATCACGAAGCCGACGAAGGGTTGCTGCCCAGGCTCTGGGTAGTTGTCCTCAAGAACGGTCATGATGGCCGTCAGTCGATGCTCGCAGACGCTGCACTCGCGAATGACCACGCGGATGCAGTCGAGGTGCTTGTCATAGTAGGCGCGCTGCTTGAAAGGGGACGGCGGGTAAGCCCTCAGCAGTTCCACCATCCATGGTGGCTGGCCATTCAGCTCGATAACAGTCTCATTCATGTCGCTCTCCATAGTTGTTCTTCATAACGCTCGGAATGCTTGATCGGCGCAGCAAACAGATCGTCGCTCCCGAGCACCCAGTTCCACCGCTCGATCCAACCATCGACCATCGGGAATTGGTCAGACGAGTTCGGAGTCACCAAGACGACAAACACACGGCCCGCAGGAGGTTCCAGTTCGACCGGTGGATACTTGAAACGGTCACCAGGCCACTCGTAGTCAAACCTCGGCTTCCAGCTATAGACCAGCTTGTCCCGGTCGGCGCACATGTTCCCGCCGACGGACATCGGCCGCATCAAACCACGGAAGATGTGCCGGGCCAGAATGATCCCTGGAGCCACGATGCGCTGAAACTGAGCGAGGCCGCTCGTCAGCCCCATCGTCGCATACGCGCCAAGCTGCTTCTGCGTGATCGCCAGCGTGCCAATTCTGTCCTCACTCCCAGCGCGGTCAACCCAAGGCGCCTTAACACAGTAGAGAGTGATCTCGTCTACCGTGACAACGGCAACACTCGCCTCGTCATCATCGTCTCGCATGCGAGCATATCCTCGTGCAATGCCGGAAAGTAGGAAAAGTCCTCACATTCTACATTTAGCACAGAAATAACGCTGGTTTTTCTCGGTATCAGGCGCTCGCCAATGCCGCCATCTGGGCAGCCGCCAGACGTTAGAACCCTTTTGGCTGACGCCCCCTCGGCATGCCGCCAAACTGGCCGGCATGCCTCGTCCCCGCTGCAGTACCCCGCCGCCATCCATCGCCGTCCTGCCAGGGGGAAAAGGGGGGCGATGCAGGGCACTCAGCGCGCGGTAATGGAAGCACAGAAAACTGTAGCCGAAGCACAGAAAACTGTAGTCTAACAAGGGCGGGCGCTGTGCTCCCGCGCGCGCGGGAATAGATCGGCACTGAACCACTTCACGGCCAACCGACCACAACCCCCGCCATGAAAATGGCGGCATGTCCCTTCGACGCCTTCATACCCCCCCGCCAGCAGCGCGCTCCGCGCCGCCGGCCTTCGCCGCCTTGCGCCGCGAACTGGTCGGCGGCGCCGCCCCCACCACTCTCCGCCTGATCCCGGCCGGGCCGTTTCGCGCCGATGACGGCAGCGACCGGCCAGCGGATGCGCCGGCCTGGCAGCTGTCTGACGTGGACGCCAGGCACCTGGTGGCCGAAATGTCGCGGCGCATGTCCGCCCGTTACATCGACTACGAGCACGCCACGCTGCACGCCAAGGCGAGCGGCGCGCCGGCCCCGGCCGCGGGCTGGTTTGACCGGCTCGAATGGCACCCAGACACTGGCCTCTGGGCTGCGGGCATCGACTGGACGTTCCGCGCCGCCAGCATGATCGCCGACCGAGAGTACCGTTACATCTCCCCGCTTTTTACCTACGAGCCCGGTACCGGGCGCGTGCTGAGCCTGCTCGGCGCCAGCCTGACCAACGATCCCGGCCTTGACGGCCTGACCGACCTGGCCGCGCTCGCGGCGCAGACCCTCCACCCCACTTACCAATCACAGGAGCACCCCGTGCACGAAACCCTGAAGAAACTCCTGGCCGCTCTGGGCCTGGCGGAAACCGCCGATGAATCTGCCGCGCTCGCTGCCGTCAGCGCACTGCAGACCAACGTCGCCGCCCTCGGCGCCCAGGTCGCCACGCTGGCCACGCCAGACCCGGCAAAGTACGTCCCGGTCGGCACGCTCGCTGCGCTGCAGGCCGAACACGGCAGGCTGCAAGGCCAGCTGGCCGCGCTCACCGCCAAGGCCAGCGCCGCCGAACTGGCGCAGGTGATCGATGCCGCCAAGGCCGCCGGCAAGCTCACGCCGGCGCTCGAAACCTGGGCCACCGACCTCGGCACGCGTGACCTGGCCGCGCTGACCTCCTACCTGGAAGCCATGCCGGTGATCCTCACCCCGGGCACGACGCAGACGGGTGGCACGGCGCCAGCCGGCCAGGCCGGCATCGCCGCGCTGAGTGCCGATGAGCAGAAGGTCTGCCGCCTGCTCGGTGTCTCGGCAGAGGATTACCTCAAGACGCGCACCGCCACGGTCTGACCTGCGCCTGACCCCTTTCATCTACCGGAGACTACACAATGTCCGCATTGACTGCCGACCGTAACACCCCCTCGATGGAGGGCGAGCTGGTCTCGGTCCCCGTCGCCACCGCCGTCACCATTTTTGCCGGCTCCCTGGTTGCCGCCAACAACAGCGGCTATGCGACGCCCGGTGCGGTCGCCGCCACGCTGACCTATCTGGGCCGGGCTGAGGAGCAGGTGGTCAACGCCGGCGACAACGGCGCCAAGAACGTGCTGGTGCGCCGCAAGCAGGCGTTCAAGTGGCTCAACCACGGCGCCGACCTGGTGGTGCAGGCGGACCTCGGCAAGACCTGCTACATCGTCGATGACCAGACCGTCGCCAAGACCAACAGCGGCGCGACCCGCTCGGCTGCCGGCCGCGTGGTGCAGCTGGACGCCGATGGCGTCTGGGTCGAGTAAGCCGACCAAGCCGACCGCACAGCAACCCCCGCAAAACTTCAGGAGCTACCCCATGCAAACCACTCTCAATCGCATCACCCTGCTGGCCGCCGTTGTGGCGATCGGCGCCCTGGCCTGGCTCGCCCCCGGCTCCGGCCCCCTGGCGCACCTCGGCCTGACCGGCGACGACAGCGCTTTGTCCGGACTGCTGTTCGCCGGCCTGACCGTCAATCGCTCGACGCTCGATACCGTCTTCAACGGCCTCAAAACGCTGTTCAACAATTCCCTGGTGGCGCAGACCGGCACCTGGCAGGAGACGGCGATGGAAGTGCCTTCCAGCGGTGCCGGCGAGGATTACGCCTGGCTCAGCCGTTTCCCCAAGTTCAAGAAGTGGGTTGGCGACAAGGTGATCAAGAACATCAGCGCTGGCAAGTACTTCGTCAAGAACGAGGACTGGGAGACGACGATCGCGATCGCTCGCAATGACCTCGAAGATGACCGCCTCGGCATCTACAACATCCAGGCACGCAGTGCTGGCGCCAGCGCTGGCGAGCTGCACGACATCATTGTCGACAGCCTGAAGAACGGCGGATTCACGCAGCTGTGCTACGACGGCCAATATTTCTACGACACCGACCACGTGGTGGCCGGCGCCAACGTCAGCAACAAGCTCGCCGTCGCGCTCTCTGGCGCTACCACCGCCGCAGCCCTCGCCAGCTACGGCGCCGCCCGCACGGCAATCATGGGCTTCAAGGACGATGAGGGCATGCCGCTGCGCCTGATCCCGGACGTGCTCGAGGTACCGCCGGCGCTGGAAACCATGGCCCGGCTGATCCTGGAAAGCGACAAATTCACCGACCAGTCGCCCAACCCGTACAAGGGTACCGCCCGCGTCATCGTCAATCCGGCGCTCACCAGCTCGACTGCCTGGTTCCTGCACTGCACGCGGCAAGTCGTCAAGCCCTTCATCGTGCAGATGCGCAAGGCGCCGATGTTCGTGCAACAGACCGGCCTCGATAACGACGACGTTTTCAGCCGCGGCGAGTTCAAGTTTGGCGCCGAGGCCCGCGCCACCGGCACCTACGGCTTCTGGCAGCTGTCGGTCGGCAGCACCGGCTAAGCACTGAGTAGATCGCACCACGCCAGGGCGCCCCGCGTCCTGGCGTTTGCAGCACCGACGACCGAGGAGAGCATCGATGAGCACTCGCAAGACCACGCCAGCCACTGCAGCAGAACCCCCGGCAGAGCCCGCACCGATCGCCGAAGGCGTGACCGATACGGAAACGGTTGCCACCGACCAGGCAGACCGCGCCCCGCTCGCCGTCCTCATCGTTACGCCGCACGCCGACGGCTACCGCCGGGCAGGCCGTGCATGGACCATCGAGCCGACCCGCGTCGCCCGCGATGCGCTGTCCGAAGAACAGATCAAGGCCCTGCAGGACGATCCGCTGATTGATCTGCAAATGGTCGACGCTGCCTGATACGGCCCCGCATGGCCTACATCACCCCCGCCGACCTGGTCGCCCGCTTTGGCGCCGAAGAAATCGCCCAGGTAGCCGACCGCGCGCTGCCGCGCGAGGTCACGCCCGAGGTGCTCGACCTGGCGATCGCGGCGGATCCGCTGATCGGCTGGGCGTCCAGCGATGTGATCGCAGTCACCAACGCGGTCGGCCTGCTCACCACCACCATTGACGACGCCCAGTCGGCCATCGATGCCTACCTCTCCGGCCGCTACAGCACGCCGCTGGCAACGGTGCCGCTGATCATCAAGCGCATGACGGCCGATGTCACCCGCTACTACCTGCACGGCGATCGCGCGAGCGATCCGATCATCAAGGCGCACGACGCGGCGATGGCGCTTTGCCGGGACATCGCAGCCGGCAAGATCACCTTCGGCGCCGATGTCATCACCTCGCCCAAGGGTGGCGGTGGCGCCGTCGAAGTCGTCAGCAGTACCCGCCTCTGGTCGCGCGAGGCGCGCGGGCTATGAGCGGGTTCACCATCAAGGTCGAAGACGCCGGCGTGCTCGCCGCGCTGCGCTCGCTGGCTGGCCGTCTGGCCGACCCGACGCCGATCAACGAGGAAATCGCCGCGCTCGGCGAGAGCAGCACCCGCCTGCGCTTCCGCACAATGACCGGCCCGGATGGCCGCCCCTGGAAGCCAAGCCTGCGCGCCGAGGTCTCCGGCGGCCGCACGCTGACCAAGGACGGCCACCTCTCCGGCTCGATTTCCGCGCGGCACGGGCGCGACTTTGCCGAGTGGGGCGTCAACCGCATCTATGCCGCCATCCATCAATTCGGCGGCACCATCCGCCCCAAAAACGGCAAGGCGCTGCGTTTCGCGCTTGCCGGTGGCGGCTTCGCCACCGTCAAATCGGTGACCATGCCGGCACGGCCGTTCCTCGGGCTTTCCGACGACGACAAGGCCGATATTGCCGACCTGATCGCGCGTCGTCTGGCGGCCGCCTGATGCTCGCCAGCATCGAGCAGGGCCTCGTCGCCTACCTCAAGGATTCGCCGCTCGCCGCCCGGCTGCGCCAGATCGATGCGCTGCCGGACCTCGAGGGCGACAGCCTGGTCGGGCGCTTCGGCGCCGATGCGCCGGCGGTCTATGTCGCCATGGGATCCGGTGATCTGATCGAGCGCGGCATGGCGGCGCCGACCATCGGTATCGCCTGCGTCACCCGCAACAGCCGCAGCCCGCAAGCCGCCCGCCAGGGCGACGGCATGCAGCTGGGGCTGCTGCAGCTGGTCGAATCCATCCTGGTGCTGATCGACGGCGCCGTGATCGACGAACGCCACTACCAGGCACTGCGCTGGGACATGGTCGCCAGCGAAACCCTCTATCGCAAGGGGCTCTACGTGGCCGTCGTCCAGGTGCGCACCGATGCGCCGCTGCCTGGCTCGGATTTCGAGCCAGCGCCATGGACGCCAGCCTGATGCTCGGCCTCGAACCCCTGCTGCGTGAGCGGCTGCGCGAAGTCACCGGCCTGGCTGCGATCTATGGCGCGCCGGAGCTGGACGACATCGATGCGCGCTACGAAACGCCGGCTGCTTATGTCGTCTGGGATGGCTACAAGGTCATCGAAGCAGCCAGCAACGGCCGGGCCGCGCGCGTTGCCACCCGGTGGCACGTCGTCGTCACCGTGCGCAACCCGCTCGATCCGGCCGATGGCGCCCCCGCGCGGGCCGATGCCGCGCCGCTCGTCCAGGCGGTGCTTGGCAAGCTGCTCGGCTGGGCGCCCGGACATCCCTACGGCCCGCTGGTGCTGGCCGATGCCGGCGAGATGACGCCCGTGTACCGCGGCAGCCGCCTGAAGTTCCCGATTGCCGTTACATCGGAGGTCGTTCTCCGTGGCGATTAACGCGACCGACCCCTCACAACCCCTGATCAACCCCTTTACAACAGGAGCCAACCATGGCTGATGCACAAGTATTCGTAGGCGCCGGCGACCTCTACATCAACCGGATCGACCCCGCCACCGGCCTGGCCGTCGGCCTCGCCGGGCCCTTCTACGCCGACAAATTCGCAGTCAAGGCCAACACGCAGATCAAGGAGAAGAAATCGAAGGGCCGCTCGACCTACGGCCAGGTCATCGGCTCCGTCGCCCTGCAGGACCCGGCCGAGATCGAGATCACCCTATCGCAGACCGGCAAGGACGGCATGGCCATGGCGCTGCTCGGCACCGCCTCGGCGCTCTCGCAGGGCGGCGGCGGCATCGTCGATGAGGTGATCGCAGCGAAGCACGGCTATTGGGTGCAGCTGAGCAAGCAGAATTTCCAGGTCGCCGGTTTCAGCGTCAAGCACAACGGCGGCGTGCCCACCTACGTGCTCGGCACCGACTACGAGGTCAACTATCAGCTGGGCATGGTGCGCACGCTGGCCACCGGCGCCATCGTCGACGGCGCCTCGATCAAGGTCAGCGGCACCTACATCGCTTTCACCGGATCGAAGATTTCCGGCGCCACCCAGGCGCAGGTGCGCGGCGAGTTCATCCTCGACGGCAAGAACTTCGCCGATGACAAGGCCGTGATCGTGCGCGTCTGGCAGGCGGTGCTGTCGTCCGGCGAGCTGTTCGATTTCCTCTCGGACAACTTCGGCGACGTGCCTTTGAAAGGCAAAATGGAAACGCCGACCGGCAAGACGTCGCCGTTCGACGTCGAACTGCGCGGCGTGTCGTAACAGCCAGCCGCAGGCGCAGGGGTGGCCAATGAGCTGAAATACCGGGTAGACGTCTCTGCTGGCGTCACCGGTAAAAAGGAAGTCGACGGACTCGCGCAGTCCGTCGATGCACTTGGCGCGGGCGCGCTGCAGGCCGGGTCAGACGCCAAGGTCGCCGGCGCAGGCATCGATGCGGTCGGCAACGCGGCGCAGCGCGCAGAGTCCAAGGCGACGCCGGCAAACCGCAAGATTGCACAGTCGGTGGCCGACATCGGCCAGCAGATCGACCTGCTCACCAAGGCCTGGATTGCCCTCTCCGGCGGCAGCTTCCTGGTCGGCAGCGCCGCCGACATCGGCCAGGTGGCCGACGAATTCAACGGCCTGCGGGCGCGCATGCAGCTGGTCGTCGGCGAGGGCCCGGCGCTTGAACAGGCCATGGCCGGGGTGCAGTCCATCGCGCTCTCGACCGGATCGGCCCTGGCCGAGACCGGCAAGCTGTTCACCCGCATCGCCGAAGCCGGAAAAACGCTCGGCATCGGCATGGCCGAATCGCTGGCGATCACCGAAACGATCAGCCAATCCATCCAGATCTCGGGCGAGAGTGCCGAGGCATCGAAGGCGGCTATCCAGCAGCTGGTGCAGGGGCTGCAGTCCGGCGTGCTGCGCGGCGAAGAGTTCAATTCGGTCATGGAGCAGGCGCCCCGCCTGGCGCAGGCTCTGGCGGCCGGCCTCGGCGTCACCACCGGCGAGCTGCGCAAGCTGGCCGAAGCCGGCGCGCTCTCCTCGGCGTCGGTGATCGGCGCCCTGCAAGGGCAAGCCAAAACGATCCAGGCCGAGTTCGCCCAGCTGCCGCCCACCATCGGCCGCGCGCTGGAAAGCCTCAAGACCAACTTTGCCGCCTACATCGGCGAGGTCGACGCGTCGAGCGGCGCCAGCGCCAAGGCGGCGTCCGCCATCAAGCTCGTCGGGGAAAACCTCGAACTGATCTCGGGCGCGCTGATCAACTCCGGCCAGGCCTGGCTGGCCTGGCGCGCCTACAACATCGCCGCCGAGTTCCTCGGCCTGCGGGGCGCCGTGCTGGCCAGCGCGGCAGCCAAGGCCACCGACACGGCGGCGACAGCCGCCAACACCGCGGCCACCGCGGGCAATACCCTCGCACAGAAAGCCAACGCCGCAGCCCGCGGCGCCGCCGTCGCCGGCACGGCCGAGCTGGCCGGCGCGACCGGCAAGCTGGCCGCTGCCTTCAGCCTGATCAAGGGCTTCTCGTTCGCTTTCCTGCTCACCAATCTGCAGGATATCGGCGGCTGGCTGGCAAAGACGGCCTACGGCTTCACCGACCTGGCCAAGCGCACCGCCGATCAGGAGCGCGAGAGCCAGCGCCTGGCCGCGGCGACCAAGGCCGAAGCGGCAGAAATGGCCGAACTCGCCACCAAGAAGCGGCTCGCCGCCGAGGCGGCTCTCGGGCTGTCGGCCCGCAGCAAGGTGCTGGTGGCGGATTTCGAGGAGGCGGTCAAGTCCGGCAGCAAGGCCTCCGAAGCGATCGGCAAGCTCGCCAAGGCGCTCGACCTTTCCGACATCCAGGGCATCGCCGACGCGGGCGCCGCCCTCGATGCGCTGGCGGTCAAGGGCAAGGCGTCAGCAGACCAGGTGCGCGACGCCTGGAAGCAGGCGCTCGCCGGCAAGGATTTGCGCGCCTTCGAGGTCGAGGCGGCGGCGGCTTTCGACAATAGCGAGCAGGGCGCCCGTCGGCTGGCTGCGGCCATGGATGCCGTGCTCGCCGAAGCGCTGCGCCGCACCGGCAAGGACATGGCCGAGCTCTCGACCGGCATCAGCACCGGTGCGCAGACAGCCATCAACAGCTACGACGTCCTGGTCGAGCGGCTCGAAGATGTGCGCGCCAAGGGGCTCGATGTCGGCACGACGCTGGCGGCCAGCCTGGAGCAGGCGACCAACGCCGCGAACAGCGAAGCTGCCCTCGGTGCCGTGATCGAGCGCTGGGACGAACTCGGCCGGCAGGGCCTGCTGACCGGCGAACGCTTGCGCCGCGGCCTCGATGGCGCACAAGACAAGCTCGACAATCTGGCGCCCGGCATTAACAGCGTCACCGAGGCCTTCCGCACGCTCGGCCTGCGCAGCCAGGCCGAACTCAAGCGCACGGCAGACACCGCCCGTCAGGCTTTCGACACCATCCGCGACTCCGGTACCGCCACCCCGGCGCAGCTCGCCGCCGCCTGGCGCCGCTATGCGGAGACGGTGCTGGAGGCCAACGGCGGGGTGGTCACCGACGCCCTGCGCATCGAGGCCTCCATGCGCGGCATGACGATCGAGGTCGACAACGCCGGCAAGGCGATCATCGCCAGCATGGGCGGCGGCACCCGGGAGACCGAGCGCTTTGCCGATGCCGCCGGCAAGGCTGTCGAGAAGGTCCGCGAGCTGAAGGACGTGGCGGATCGGCCAAGCCCGCGATTTGAAGGAACGATCAGCGGCGAAGTTGACCGGCGCGGCCGTGGTTTCTCCGGGGACATCAACGTCCGCGACAGCTCGAAAGAGCGGACAGTCCAGGAACTGAAGGATGCCAACTTCACCGAGAGCGAGATCCAGAACTACTACTCTGATCGCCGTACCTCGGAGAGTGACAAGGCCGCCGGCAATGTCTCCCGCAGTGTCAACACCCAGCAAATCAACGCCGACTTCATCGCCCGTTCGAAGGGCCTCAGCGGCCCGGCCGTCAAGGCCTTCGTGGACGCCTTTGGCGACAACTTCGCTCAGGAGATGGCCGGCATGGCCCAGCGCTATGCCTTCCGTGGCCCGATCAGCGCGGAGGAGTACATCAAGGCCTACTCCGGCTCGCTGGAGCGCGCCGTCGATCAGTCCGTCAATGACGCCAAGTCAACGGTGGGTAAGGCCAAGCGGTCGGAGGTCGACGCCTCGGACAAACCCGCCAGCACGCACCGCGTCGAGATCACCCTCAACGGCAAGACGACGGCGGTCGATACCGCCAGCCCCAATGCCGCGCAGGCGCTGATCGGCATGCTCACCGACCTTTCGAAGAGGGCGGCATGATCGGGCCGGCAGACGTGCTCAGATGGGCAAAGAAGCCGCGCAGCCGCGAGGCGATCGCCAACGTGCGCGAGCTGTCCAGCAAGGACCGGCGCTTTCGCAAGATCTGGCAGGACATCATCGAGGCGCGCGTCGTCACGCCGGAAGGCCAACCGCTGGCCCTCTGGGACGGAACCAAGTGGGTGACGATCTGACATGGCCGACCATCTTCTGCACAACGTGTCTTTCAGCGGCGATATGGTCTGGTCAGACGAGTACAACTGGCCGACGGTCGTCAAGAGCACCGAATACAGCCTGTCCGGGGCATTGATCGTCGACTCCGGTATGCGCCTGGCCGGGCGCCCGATCACGCTGGCCGGCGCGCCCGATGGAGGCTGGATCACCCGCGCGACCGTGGATGCGCTGCGCGTGCTGGCCAGTGTGCTGCCAGGGCAGTACGTGCTGACGCTGGCCGATGGCCGCAGCTTCAACGTGATTTTTGCGCCAGACGAGCCGATTCTGGCGCAGCAGGTCGTCGATCTGTCCGATCCGGGCGCCGATTGGTGGTACATCGCCACCGTCAAACTCATCGAGGTTTAACGCATGCCGATTCTTGATGGCGACATCCAGCTCCTTCAATCCGCCGTGCTGGACGATGTCCCCGAGGGCGGCGGCATGGCCACCGGCCAGGAGGTCGTCGACGGCGTCTCCAACAACCTCTTCCCGGACATCTCGCAGCTTGACCGCACCTATGGCCGCATCTCGCTGCGCAAGGTTTTCCCGGCAGTGCTCACCGATACGGTCGATGGCTATTACGGCTCGCATGTGATCATCGCGCAGGCGCCGGGCGATCCGCGCGTCTCGGCCGCCCTGTTCACCACTGGCGCCTGGCCGGATCAGCGCACCGCGGCGCAGAACAAGCTGGAGAGCTACATCGCGATGGGCGCCGAGTCGCGCTATTCGCTCTACGGCAATCACCTGGCCGGCCAGCGCAGTGTGCAGGTGCATTGCTCAAAGACGGCGCCCAATCCGGGCGTGGGCGACGTTTTCGCCCTGGTGCAGCGGGATAATGCCGCGAATTTCCAGTTCTTCCGGGTGACCCGGATTGTTTCTCGCCTGGTCGATCAGGTGTTCACCGACGTGCACGGCGACTATCTGCGCGACGTCCTGGTGCTGGAAATCCCGGACGCCCTGCGCATGGCGTTTGCCGGATCCGATGTCACGCGATTCACCGCGGGCTATTACAACCCGGCCACTCGGGTGCATTCGACGTTTCCGGCGGACGCCACGAGCTATTACGGCGTGGCGGGGCTGGCGCAGGCGGCCAGCCTGGGCGATCTGACGATCAAGGCGGATTCCGTCTATACCCAGCTGCTGCCCTCGGCGCTGGCGGAATCACCGATCATCGATGCCCGCTGCGCGGGCGGTCGCGAGCTGATCGTGCCGATCACCGGCGCGCCGGCTCTGACGTTCTCCTCGGCGGTCAGCACCGCCCCGGGCGAGGTCGCTGTGCGCTACTTCGGCAGTGCGGTCAAGCGCGGGTCGGTCGCGCTCTCGGTCAGCGGCGTCACCCTGGTCGACGACAGCGCCGGCAACCTGGTGACGGCTTCCGGCTTCACCGGCTCGGTCGACTATGCCTCCGGCTCGGTGGCCCTGGCGCGCTCGACCGGCATCAGCGCGACGGTCAACGGCACGGCGGCGCATGCCGTCGCTCTGGCGATCGCGGTGCATACCGACAGCACGCCAATCACCATCGGCAACCGCGGCTACACCTACGTCAAGAACCTCTCGCCGGCGCCTTCGCCGGGGTCGGTCAGCGTCGATTACATGGCGCTCGGCAAGTGGTACCGGCTGCTGGATAACGGCTCTGGCGGGCTGGCTGGCGACGATGGCGTCGGCGCCGGCATGGTCGACTACGCGACCGGTTCGCTGTCGGTCACCCTCGGGGCCCTGCCGGACACCAACACCCAGATCTTCTTTGCCTGGGGGACGCCGGCACACCATAGCTCGCACGTGGGCGGGGCGGTGTTCCAGGCGCCGGCGCTGAGGATCACGGTACCGGGTGGCGCGCTGCAGCCCAGCAACCTGACCGTGACCTATCGCGCCGGTGGCGTCGACCGGGTGGTGACGGATGATGGTGCTGGCGCCCTGGTCGGCGCCGGGTCGGGCTGGGTGGATTACGCCAACGGAAAGCTGGTGCTGGCGCCGAGCCTGCTGCCAGACAGCAATTCGGACGTGGTGACGCAATACAAGCAGGGCGCTCAGGTCTCCTCGGTGCATGTGGCCGGGGGCGTGTCGACCAACTTCGTGCTGGCCAATGCGGTGCTGCCCAAGAGCCTGACGCTGGTGTTTTCAGACAACGTCGGCGGCCGCTACACGGTCGGCGATGACGGTGCCGGCAACCTGGTGCTGCGGGAGGCGTCGCTGCAGGCGACCGGGTCGGGGGGGCAGCAGTTCGGCGCCTGGACGTCGCGCGCGTCGATCGCCCTTTCGTCCACGGCGGGCATCGGTGGCACGATCAACTACGCGACCGGTGCGGTCGCGCTGGGTGGTCAGGTCGACATGGTGGCGACGACCCAGTCGCGGGATATCTTCAACGGCATCAAGACCTGGTCGCAGGCGCCAACCCTGGCCAGTGCGTCGGGCAACATCGTCGCCACCTACCGCCAGGCGGGCAATGCCGCCGGCGCTCTGCAGACGCAGACGCAGCCGATCGAGCCGCTGCAGATCGATCTGCTGCCTTCGGTCAGCAATACGCTGGTACCGGGATCGCTGCGCCTGACGCTGGCCGGCAGTGTGTACGTCGACCGCGCGGGCGTATTGGTGCGGGACCCTTCGGCTTCGACGAATGCCGGCCTGGTGGCTGGCGCCGTCAACTATGCGGCCGGCCAGGTGACCGTCTCGGACTACGCCGGCGGTGGCGCCCCGGTGGCCAGCGTCGCCTGCCTGACGCGCAAGGGCGTCTGGGAGGACTACGAGATCCGCTTTCGCATCTCGGGGGCGCCCGTGCAGCCGGCGAGCTTCGCGCTGCGCGCCAATCGCGCTTCCGACAGCGTGCAGATCACGGCCAGCAGCGACCTGACCGGGGACATCAGCGGCGCCGAGACGGAGGGTGAGGTGGACGCGCAATTCGGCCTGGTCTCGGTGCGCTTCGGCGCCTTGGTGGCGGATGCCGGCCTGTCGCCTCAGGAGAAATCCGAGTGGTGGTACGACGCCGGCGCGGTGGTGCTTGGGCAGATTTTTCGGCCAAGGCTGATCCTGACCGAGACCGCGCTGTACAACGCCGTGGCGGTCTCCAGCCTGCCCCTCTCCGCGGCGGTGCTGGGGCTCGATCCTGTCCGCCTGCCGGTCGACGGCCGGGTACCGGTGCTGCGCAAGGGCGATGTGCTGGTGGTGCATCACTCGGCGACGACGGCGCCGGCCGGCGTGGCCAACGGCCAGACGATCAACCTCGGGCGCGTGCGCCTCGCCCGCGTGCGGGTGATCGGCGCCAACGACGCGACGATCACCGCCGGCTACACGCAGGATCTGGACGCCGGCACGGTCACCTTCACCGATGTCACCGGCTATTCGCAGCCCGTGCGCATCGAGCATCGCATCGAGGACATGGCGCTTTGCTCGGATGCCCAGATCAACGGCGATCTGACGATTACCCGCCCCTTGACGCATGATTTCCCGCTCGGTTCGCTGGTCAGCTCGGCGCTGATCATGGGCGACCTGAAGGCAAGGGTCTCGCATTGGTTCGACCAGCAGACGTGGACCGGCGTGTGGTCCGACACCCTGATCGGCAGTGACGCCAGCTCGAGCTACAACACCGTGCAGTTCCCGGTCGAGGTGACCAACCGGGGCGCCCTTCAGGAGCGCTGGCGGATCGTTTTCACCAACGTCACCACGGTCAGCGTGATCGGCGAAACGGTCGGCCAGATCGTCACCGGGCATGCGATCGCCAACCTGCTGGCGCCGATCAACCCGGCCACCGGCGTGCCCTACTTCTCGATCGAGCCGGCAGGCTGGGGCGGCGGCTGGTCCGCTGGCAATGTGGTGCGCTTCAACACCGTCGCCGCCAACTACCCGGTATGGGTGGCGCGGACCGTCCTGCAGGGCCCTGCGTCGCAGGCCAATGACTACTTCACGATTGGCATCCGCGGCGATGTCGATACGCCTTGATTCCCCTTTGGACTTGACCCATGCCAGCCGATACCAGCGTTAAATTTCTCCATAGCTTGATGCCCGGTGCGCCGGTTCTCTCGGGCACTGCCGGGTCGCTCATCGCGGTGCTCGACGCCTGCCTGGTCAATGGCTTCGCCGTCTCTGCCGTCGCCAGCCTGGTGGTCTCGGCCAACGTCGCGACCGCCACCATCGCCGCTGGCCACAGCGCGGAGGTCGGCAGCGTCGTCACGGTCTCCGGCGCCGCCCCCGGCGGGCTGAACGGTGAAAAGAAGGTGCTCTCGGTCAATGTCGCAAAGACCACTCTGACCTATGACGCGACCGGCATCGGCGACCAAGCAGCGACCGGGGCGATCAGCCTCAAGCTCGCCGGCGCCGGCTGGAGCAAGCCATTTTCCGGCGCCAATCTGGCGGCCTATCGCAGCTTGAACGTGGCGGCGACCGGCTGTTATCTGCGGGTCGATGATACGGGCGCACGCGTGGCGCGATGCGTTGGGTATGAGTCGATGACGGGCATCAGCGCTGGGGCGGGGCCTTTCCCATCGGCCGTGCAGCGCTCCGGGGGGGTCTATTGGCCCAAGAGCAACGTGGCCGACGCCACATCCAGGCGGTGGTCGGTGTTTGCCGATGATCGGATGGCCTATCTGATCCTGGGGGCGCATGCCAGCGTCGGCGCCGCGGGTGCGCTGGTGGCATTTGGCGACATCCTGCCCAAGAAAGCCGGCGATGCGTGGGCCTGCGTGCTGTCGGGGCATGCCAGCGATACGTCCGCCGGGTCCTCTGGCGACCTCAACGACTACGCGACGCAGCGCAACTCGCTGGCCACAGCGGATGAGCTTTACCTGGCGAGGGCGTTTTATGGCTCGGGCGGCAGCATGCCGGCGCTGGCCATGTTCAACGCGCTGACCAATGCCGGGCAGGCGATGGCATCCGGAGGGGGGGCCGTTCCTTTCCCGAATGGGCCGGACGGCGGTCTCTACGTCGGGCCGCACAACATCCTGGAGTTCGGGGTGCCCAACTTGCGAGGCGAGTCTGCCGGGCTGTACTGCAGCCCGCAGGCGATCGCGGACACCTGGATCAGCGAGCCAACCCCCATTGATGGCGTCGCCAATTTGCCAGGGCGGCGAGTGATGGCGCACCCCTACGGAGGGGGCACTGGGGCCACCTACTTCGGCTTCGTGTTTTTCGACGTGACCGGGCCTTGGCGGGCTTAATCGGTGGACGATCCACTCTGGCACTGCGCGCGCGTGGCGCTGCACTTCGACGGCGTCGAAGGGGCAACGGCGGCGCCGGACCTGAAGGGCAACTCGTGGACGGCCTACGGGGACGCGCACATCACGACATCGGATGGCGTCTTTGGTGGGTCGTGTGCGGTGTTTGACGGCGCCGGCGACTATTTTCGATCCGATGCGCCAATTGGCTCCTTTGTCTATGAGCCATGGTCGATATCGCTCTGGGTGCGAACGGCTGCGGCAGGGGTGGTGCTGATCGATATCGACGACACCTATTTCAACTATCTCTACCAGGTGCGCATCAACAACGGCGGGCGTATCGAGGTATGGTGTCAAAATTCCGTGCTTTTTGCCGGCACCGTCTCCGTCAATGATGGCAGCTGGCATCATATCGTCGTCGGCAAAACCAATGATTACACGGGGCAGTTGTATCCGGCGGTCTACATCACGGTGGACGGGGTGCTCGATAGCCTGCTGCAAGGACAGCCATATCTGACGCCGTTTCCCGGCACCGGCGCCAGGATGGCGATCGGCGCTCAGGTCAGATATCGCGATGCCGCGAAGGATTTTATCGGCAAGATCGACGACCTGGTAATACATATCGGCGCGCAAGGCTTCGCTACCGACGCCTTCGTGTTGCCGCCGGCGCCCTTTGGCAACACGTTCGGCGGCTTGCTACCGGCGCTGGTCGCGGTGCCGTTGTCGGCGGCGGTCGGTGGCCAGATGCCCGCGCAGAGCCCGTCGCTATTGTCCGGATGCCGGCCGCTGGTGGATCTCGAAAACGGCGGCAGAGGGCGCGTCATCGGCACGACCAAGAACGTCGGCAACCCGGACTACCCGGTCTCCCGCAGGGTGCGCCTGCTGCGCAAGCGGGATGGATTCCTGGCACGCGAGGGCTGGAGCGATGCCGGAGGCAATTACCTGTTCGAGCATGTCCGACACGACATCGAATACATCGTGCTGTCGCACGACCACACCGGCGTCTATAACGCCGTGATCGCCGACTCGGTGACTCCGGATCTGATGCCATGAGCCTCGGCTTTGCCCTGTCGGTGCGCAACGCCCGCGCGCAGGCCGTCGTGGACCAGCTGGACAAGGCGGCTCTGCCCGGATCGCTGGCCATTTTCGCCACGGCGCAGCCCGCCACCGGGGATCCCCCGGGCGGCGCGCCGCTGGTCAGCATCCCGTTGCAGAAGCCGTGCGGCACGGTGGCCAATGGCGTCATCACCTTCAACGTCACCCAGCCAGGGCAGGTCAATCCGGGCGGTACCGCGGTCTGGGCGCGCGGCTACGATGGCGACGGCAACTTCGTCGTCGATGGCAATGTGGCAGTCACCGGCACGCCCGGGGCGGCTTTCACGCTGGACAATGTGGTGCTGTTGCTGGGCGCTTTCGTCTTTCTCTCGGCCGCTACGCTATCTGAGCCCTGATCGGCATGGCTGTCGATCTTCTCTTCGCCGATTCGCCAGGGTCGCTCGATCTCGTCTTCGGCGGGCAGGGCGCCGCCCCACAGCCGCGCGCGCTGGGGATGGCGGCAACGCTGCCACCGCCTGTCATGGCCGGCGTTTTGCGGGCCGGCGCCCTCCCCCTGGCGGCTTCTGCTGCCCTGCCCGCCATCGCCGGGCCGGCCGAAATCACCTACGACAACGCCGTCAGCCGGGGCCCGGTGCGCTGGTGTCGCGCCCCATGGCAGGGCACTTCAGCGCTCCCAATGGCGTGCCGTGCGCCACACCATGCAACGGCATCCGAAGAGACCGCCGTCGACTGTCGATGCGGCAGCGCGACCCTTTTTGGCGCCCGTCTGGCGACGCGATGGCAGCCCATGGCGGCGCATCTTCGGCCACTGCCACGCATCCCGTGGGGGCAAGGCAGCGCCCGCAGCAGGCTGCTCGCCGGGGGCTTCAGTCACCTGTCCATGGCTGTCCGGCCGGCGTCAAGATTCGGCTATGCCGAGGCGTCTCCGGCTCCGATCTGGGTCCGTTCGGGTTGGCGGGATCTCTTCCGCTGGGCGCGTCCAACCCTCGTTATCCCGTGGGGTGCCGGCGCGCCACTTGCCTCGATGACGGCCGTTCCGTTCGACGTCGGCCGCGGCGTGCGGCCTGCCTGGCGCATCCCGTGGGGCGAGGGCAAAACCCCGGATCATGGGCGCTGTGCTGGCCCGGTCGTGCCGCCCAACCCTGGCGGCTACACGCCGTCCACGCACCTGCTGTTCGACCAATCCATGCCGGCCAGCCTGCACCTGGTGTTCGGCGGTTTGCATGTCGTCAGGCCATCCGCCAAAGTCACCATCCCCATCTTGAGGGCCTATCTCGTGGTCAATGAGGTCATCCTGTTGCGCGTCGCCAACAACCTGCCGTTGCCGGCCCTGGCCCTGTCCCTGTCGATCGACGTCGACAGTTGGGTATGGGGCTGGCAAGCCAGCCTGCCAGCTTCCCAACTGGGCAACCTACTGCCCGCTGGGCCAGGCGCCCCGGTCGAGCTGGAAGCCACGGTCAACGGCGTTACATTCCGCTTGCTGGCCGAGAAAATAACGCGCGAACGCTCCTTTGCCACGGGCCGTATCACGGTCTCCGGGCGGGGTATCGCGGCTGAGCTGGGCGACCCCTACGCTCTTTCAGTCAGCCGCAGCAACCTCTCAGACCAGACCGCGCAGCAGATCGCCAACGACGCCCTGACGATCAACAACGTCGGCATCGGCTGGGCGATCGACTGGGGCATTACCGACTGGCTGGTTCCGGCTGGCGTCTGGTCACATACCGGCGACCACATCGGCGCCGTCCTGCGCATCGCCGAAGCCGCCGGCGCCTATGTCCAGGCCGACCGCGCAGGCCGCACCCTGATGGTCCGTCACCGCTACCCCATGCCGCCGTGGGATTGGCATCTCGCCCCGCCCGACTTCTCGCTACCCTCGGCCGTCACCAGTCGCGAGTCAATAGAGTGGATCGAGCGCCCGGGATACAACGCCGTCTATGTGAGCGGCGAGGGGTCCGGCGTCCTCGCGCAGTGCGTCAGGGCTGGCACCGCCGGCGATCTGGTCGCGCCAATGATTACCGATCAGCTCAATACCGCCGTCGAAGTCGCCACCCAAAGAGGCCTGTCAATCCTCGCCGACACCGGTCGCCAACTGCGCATGCTCCTCGATACGCCGGTGCTTCCAGGGGTGGGTATTTACCCCGTCGGATCCATGGTGGAATTCACCGAAAACGGGACCTCCAGAATCGGCATCGTGCGCGCCCTTTCTATTCAAGCAGCATTCCCCAGGGTGCGCCAAACGATCGAGGTAGAGTGTCGTGAGTAACCTTCTCAAACAGTTCCGCTCGCTGCTCCCAGAGCCCCCGCTGCTGTCCGGCGAGGTCACCGCTATCAACGGCGAACTGCGCACCATCACCCTGCCCGACGGCGCCACAATCACCGCCCGCGGCGATGCCGCCATGGCCGCCAGAGTCTTCGTCCGAGGATCCGTGATCGAGGGCCCCGCCCCCGTCTTGCCAGTGATTCAGATAGTCATTTAACGCCCCGAACGGGACGGGCAAAAACGGTCGGGTTTGATTTGGCACAAGCCCGCGAAGTGCGCCTTAATTTATCACGGGAGCATGAAAAAGCTGTGCCAAATCAAACTAGAATTTGTGCCAAGTAAAACGCGGCTTTACATCAAGTACGACGTCAAC